GTTTCACTCCCGGTGCTTGGAAACAGGCCCTGGGAGGTTAAAGGCCTGCCTGGGCGGCCGCCACACACAGTGTCACCTAGTAGAATGCAACCAGTGAGGGAGGTTGTATTCTCCGATGATGGGCACGCCTAGTGTGGTTGGTTGCTCAGGCAGGTGGGCTCGCGCGGATGGGACGCGTGGAGCCCCGGCGTCCGTCCTTGCCAGGGACGGCGCCGCGCGGCCAACATCTGCCGCAGGCCGTCCGGACCGCGGGACTGCCAGACCCAGACCCCAGGGCCCCTGAAATCCGGGGGTCCCTGGCCCCGAAAGGGGGTGGGTCCTGTTATGGGACCAAGCGGTACTTCGCCTACCATCATGGAAGTTTCCCATGCGAAGGGGCACGCGGCCGTGCCTATAAAGCGGCCGCCTCCCCCCCCCCGATTCCGCCGGGGTGGGGGAGCGCGAAAGGCGCACGCGGTATCGGTCTCTCTCCCAGTGAAGCCCGACGGGGCGGAGGGGGAGAGGGCGACGGGTAGGGCTCCCGAGAAAAGCCATGCGGGTTCCGCCGGGGAAGGAGGAGTGGGCGACCACTCCTCCGACCCCTCTGGGCCCGGGACTAGTGCGTCAGGCAAGCGCGGCTCCGACGGGGGTCGTGCTGCCTGGCGGGGTGGGCGCGGAGCAGCGCGCCGTGGAAACGGAGTGAGGGCCCCCTGGGGGGATTCCTCCCGGGGGGGGAGGGCCCCTCGCTCCGGAGTACCGGCCCAACGCTCCGCTCCCATCTCTAGTCCCGAGCCGCGGAACCCGCCAGTCCCTGAGGATGGCGAAGGGAACGGAGGGCGTGGGTTGGCACAGCCGAACCCGTCTGCCACCACCTTTTCCTCCTTACCGAAGTCCCCCGCTTCTGCGGTGCCCTCGATGGTGCCGGGAAGCGGGTTGCAAGGCGCGCCCGGACCTGGCAATGATCCTCCTGAACAGGGGGGGGAGCCAGGGGGCGGCGGGCCCGGGCCCGGTCCGTCGAAGCTCGACCGGCTGGAGGAGTTTCTGCGGCGACGAGCCCTGGGGTTGCCCCGGGGTAAGGACTCGCTGCAGTACCTCCTCCGCTGTGCCGAGACTTTTGCGAACCGGCTCGACCCCGATTGCCAGGAGAAGCTGTCTCCGCACATGTTTCGGTTGGTTCTTCGGATCCACCGGGACGTCGAGGAGCAGCTGTCGGCGTGGCGTGATGCACCCGCGGGCTATGCCCTGCGGGAGAAGCGGTACACCGACGTCCTGGCCGGGGCCGAGGCAGCGCCACCCGCAGTCCGCCCACCGATGTCGGTGGAGCGGCTGTGGGACGCCTGCCGGGCCTACAAAGCCTGGTGGGCGGGCAGTTACCCGATGGTAGAAGGTGCGGGTTTTCTGCTGGCGCTGGGCCTAGGGATTCGGTATGGGTGGTACGAGGTAGCGTGGCAGCGGGCTCGCCTGGGCCAATTCGCGAGGGAGCTTGGATTGGTCCTCCCCGGCCGTTATGGTCTGGGGTGCGGCTGATCCTTGATCCCCGTGGCGGGGAAGGAAACCGTTGCTTGCAGCGGCTCCTCCCCGTCGCGCCTCCGGGTCTGGCTAGGGAGGTCGGCGAGGTTGCGGTGCACGCCAACACGCCCGATGCTGAACTCCTTACCCTGACCAACCGCCTCCTCATGCTGGTACCCAAGCCTAGTGAGGAAGGCCAGAGAGAGTTGGAACGCGGGCTAGGGTTGCTGATTCCTGCACTCCGCCAAAGTGTGGGTCTCGTGCTTCCCTGGTCTCGCGCCCGCTCTGCTCGGCACTTCATTGCGAGGAAGGGGCCTGGTCTTTATGGCCGGGCCTTCCTCTCCCTGAAGGAGGACCCCCTCAGCTCGAAGGATCATCAGGTCTCGATGTTCCTGAAGGCTGAAAAGTGGGTTCTCATGCCGGGCGAGCCTCTCAAGCCGGCTCGAGCAATTCAATTCCGCGGCCCACGCTACAACATCGAGCTGGGCCGCTATCTCTTGCCGCTTGAGGAGCTCCTGTGGTCAAACCTCGGCCATGGGGGTGTGCGGATTCGGGATCAAGTGTGGCTCCACTCCAGTAAGGGCCTCACTCCGAATGCGCGTGCTCGCCAGGTCCGGGCTTTGTGGGATCGGTACCCTGGGGCGAGGGCTCTTTGTCTCGACCACTCCCGCTTCGATGCCCATCTCAGTGAGGAGGTCCTGCGGATGGAGCACCGTGTTTACACGGGGCTCCTCGGCGGGGCTCGACTCCTGAGGTGGCTCTTGGCGGCGCAGTGTCGGACAAAGGGGTCGACGAAGCACGGCCGAAAGTACCGGACCAGTGGCGGTCGGTGCTCCGGGGACGTTAACACGGCCCTCGGAAACACCATCGTCTCTGGCCTGGTGCTCATTGCAGCCAGCCACGACATCTCGGAGCTCTCCATCTTGGTGGAGGGCGATGATGGGGTCGTGTTTGGGCCGGGACCTGTTATCCAACACCTCGGACAGGTCCTGGCTGGTCGCGTGCTCGCGTATGGGTTTGAGCTAAAGATTTCTGAGGCTCGGACCCTGGGCGAGATTGACTACTGCAGCGGGCGTGTTATAGTCGGCGAAGGGGACCCGCGGTGGGTGAGGGCTTGGCCCAAACCCTTTACCACGGATCCCTGGACCGCTCGTCCCGTGCAGGGTGCCAAGGCCCGGACCGCAAAGGCTTACACCATGGCGGTTAGTGCTTGGGTTCAGTATCGAGGAGTGCCGGTCTACCAGGCCTGGGGGGAGTGGCTCATGAGTCACGTCCCCCCCGGAAAGTTCGACCCCTGGTACGACCGGGACCTTACGGTTCGGTTGGCCCCGTTGTTGTCACAGTTGGCCCAAGAAGATCATCGAGGGGAGGGTGCTGATGGCCCTCCCTCTCCCAACGCTCCTGGGGCAGAAATGCTCTGGGGGCGGGACGGAGAGGGTAGGGAACTGGGCATCACCCCTTCTCTCCGGGCTGACTTTGCTGACGCGACGGGTGTAGGGATGGGAGATCAGCTAGGGCTGGAGGCGGAGCTCGCTTCCTCAAAGGGCCCCTGGCCGGACCACCCTCTCGTGGGCACCCAGTGGAAGTGGGCTTTCGAGCTCACCGAAGCTGGGGGCCGGGTCTCTCAGGGACAGCCGGGGTAGCCTCTAGTGCGCGGAGGTCCCGGTGGTTGATGGGTGGAGAGCCTGCGCTTGGCGGGCATGATGTGGACCTAGTCCCTTCTTCCTCTTCTCCCTAGTGTGTGGGGCCGGACGCTCCCCGAGACCGTGCGAAGGGCACGGACGTCCTGGGCCTGGGCCCTGCCTTTTGGTGGGGCTCGCCGGCTGGTGGCCGCTTAAATGCTTGGCGGGGGGTGGCTCCCTTGCCTTGCCGTGGCACAGGCCGGCCCGCTTGCGGTGGCCCGGGGCGGCGAGCTCACCGGGAACCTCGCACGCTAGAGATCCCCTGCCGGGACCCCCCCTACGGGGGTGAAGAGGTGAACGGGAGCGGGGGGGGGGGCGTCGCGCCCTTACGAGACCGCGTGGGACCCAGGGGGCGGGGTGCTCTTGGCGGGGTTGGCTACCCCGTCCGGAGACCCCCCGTCCCTGTGGGCCGCGCGGGACGGCCGCGGCGCTCTAGCCTCCCGTACCGATGGCAGGAGGGGGATTCGGGTCCGAAGTGGTCGTCAAGCGAGCGGAGCAGGTGTGGTTTATTGCGAGAAGCCGGGATATCGATTGCACCTCAGGGTGGGAGCAAAGTAATCGCGGAGGGCGGCGAAATCCGTGAGGGCAGCTCAGTGTGGTCTTTAGCCAAGCCCACTGGCCTGCCCTGTGGGATATGGCCGGTCGTCCGCGGGGGCCCCGG